ATCTTCTTCGTCGTCGCCAGCATCAATTGCTTCTTCGACTTCTTCGTCCTCGCTATCATCGTCAGCTTCATCAAGATCGATAGTTTCGTCTAGATCCTCTTCTTGAATCTCGTCTTCTACTACCTCATCGTCTTCAGTGATACTTGCCCAATGGTTTTTGGCTTTCTCAACAAATACGTTGTGTAGGAGATCCGCAGCTTTGTCCTGCTCGTCATTGACAAGATACTCGAGAACCTTTACTAAAGATTCCTTGTGTTCGCTCATATCTTTCTCCTTAAAAAATTACAGGCTTACCAAGATGGTTTACATCTATATTTAACATACCAAGACGTTTTACTTGATAAAAGGCCCAAAAAATGGGTATTTTATGACAAGACTGTCATGATAAGTAAAAAACTAGGGAAAAATTAAGATTAACCAGCAGGTTTTGCGTATACTTGCTTGATTTTTTTCAAACGATTAGCATGTTCAATATTATGAACTTCTCGTTGTTTTCTCAAACGATTCAAGTGTTTTAGTGTTAATCTACTTTTACGAGTATCATCTATTTCACGCTTTGCGAAGTTGTTTTCTTCTGCTTCATAATATTCGTTTAGCACTTCTCTACTACGCATTCTCATCTCCTCCAGGTGCAGTTGCAGCATTTTCTGCTCCACTAATTGGACTAGCACCTTCGTCCTCTGCACCTGCATCCGGTGCATCTACATCCATATCGATGTCGCCACCATCTGGAATATCAAAGCCTCTCACGCCAACGTTGCCTAGACCTGGCATGCTTTCTCCTTCAGGAGTAACACCACTTTGATTCTCTTCTTCCCACATACGCTCATTCTTGAGAATTTCGTCTTCTGTCCACCCCAAGTACTTTTCAAGTATAAAGCGTCTGCTCATGTAAGGTACACCTTCGAGTCCACCAAACACGTTAGCTCTTGCACTGTGAATTTCAATCTCTTTGTATTGACTAAAGCTCTGAGGCTCTGCAAATTTCAAATCAAACAAACTAGCATCAATACTGAGTCCTTTGTTTTTAATAAACAGTTTAAACTCTTTGTCCAATGTAGGAGCAATAGTTCCTTGCAGTCTCATGCAATATTGATTGAATCTATATTCTTGAATATATGCTGTACCCACTCTGCCGTCAACATATGTTGCTGTTCCATCATCAGGACCAGTTGGCAAATAACTGCTGGGCACACGTAATGCTCTTAGCATTTTGTTTGTAAAGTAACGTAGGTCATCAATTTGTCCCAAGTTCTCACCGCCTGGTAGCACTTCAACTTTACTACCTCTGCCTTCAGCAGTTTGTGCAAAGAAATAGTCTTCCATGATGCTCAGTGGATTGTATGCAGCATCCATGATAGTTGTGCCGCCGCCTGTTTTGTTTGGAATACGTTTTTGATGAATTTCGTTTTTGACACGCTCAACAAAGCCCATTGCTTTGTTTGGTGGCATGTTACCTACGTCTACATAAAACACACGTCTTTCAGGCGCACGTTGCACTCTGTAGATAATAATACTATCTTCAAGCAGTTCTTTTTGCTTGTAGGTTTTGAAAATTGGATCTAATATACTAGCACCAAAGGGCCAGTTGTTGTCCATGCCTTCTGTGAGTCCCATGTGTACAACATGGCTAGCATCAACATTGTATTCTTGTATGTTGCCCAAACTACTGCTGAAATCTCCAGCGCCGTTGGCACCATATGCTCCGCGATCCAATACTTGACCACGCATCATACTGTTAACTGTGCCATATGTTTGTGCATGTTGCACAGGCTTGCTAACAGTTTTTTCCTGCATATTGAGGTCAAGATTTTTCATTATATACTGTTCAGGACGTTTGCCTTTGGCTTCGTTGACCACAGCTTTCATAACGTCCACAGGATTCACATAGTACAATTCCCAAGTTTCTGGATCTCTGATAAAGAACTGATCTCCGTACTTAATTGTGTTTCTAAACATGCGAAAAATACGCTTGTCCCAATCTTGCAAGTTACACCATTGATTCAGTGTTTGCTCAAGGATCTTAGCTTCACTTTCTGTCGCTTGTTCTTTGTATTCAATCTTAAAAGGAAGTCCAGTGGTTTCGTCCATCTGTGTACTGAACTCACTGATAATGTCTAGTGCAGCGTTGATTTCGCTGTCCATGTCCATTTGGTCATACTGTGCGTATCTTTCAACGCGGTTAGGTTGACCGCTGTATACTTCAGGTAGCCAACTTTGAAATCTACTAGCACTGCTAGGTTTCATACTGTCAGCGTTTTGTCCGCCGTATACTGTAAAGTGTTTTTTCCAACTCATGTGAATCTCTTTATGTCATTATACTGTATTTATGCGTCTTGTCAAGTGTTATGTTCCAGGAACAATTTGTCTTATCGCATCCATCAACTGCGCAAATTGTGCTGCGTTAAATGAACCAGCACTTGCATTAGCTGATTGAGCTGCATTGATGGCAGCTAATATACCATCAACAACTGCTTGTTGAGAATTGTCTAAATTACCTGTTATCGAAGGATCTGTCAACAACGTTTTCAATCCAGACATTCCTGCTGCAACATTTGTAGGCAGTAGTGCAGTCCGTGCAATATCATCTAAGCCTGCTGCACTGAGAGGAATACTCATCATAGCCAATTGATCTGAAAATGTTACACCTGGCAAAGCACCCACAAAACGCATCAATGGCAATATAGACGCTTCGCCAAACATTGTACCTGCTGATTTAGCAAACGCAGTGAATTCATCACTCAATATTGCTTTTGTAAATGCTTGGCCCATTAACTCAAATCCCTTGGCTGCCTCATTTAAATCACCTCCAACCATTGCCATAAAAAATTCAGCAGTTTGTTTGTTTGCAGCGGCACCCATTTTGCCTTGTTCAACTAAAAGTCGCATCAAAGCAGCTTGGTCATCAGTCATTGCTTCAGTTTCTGCTATTGCATCTGCCAGCATTTGTGGAGTGAAATTCATATCTACCATGCGTTGTTGTAGTATTGCAGTTCCTTCCTCATCGCCAGTAGCTCTGAGCCTCCTTAATTCTTCAGGTTTATACATAGTTCCACTTGTTAGGTTTGTGATTCTTCCTGCATATGTACTTAGAACATCTTCTGCGCTAGCACCACTCAATAACATTTGTTCGATGCCTCGTATATCTTGCATACCACTAGCACCTAACATTCTTTCAAGCAATGGATCTATCATTGTCAAATGTCCGCCACCCAATGCCATACTTTCTACTATAGCATTCATAACTCGTTCGCCTACTGGTCCTCTGAATGCCGCTGCGACTGTGCCTGTTTCGCGACCTAAGCCTTGCATACCGGTACTTCTTATAAGGCTAGCAAGACCTTCATTGCCTTGTACTTGCATACTGCGCTTTCTTGCGGCAGTGAAATCTTCACCTGTGAGTTTACTCATTGCTTGAGTTACTTTGATACTTTCTGTCAATGCTGCATTGAATTCTTGTTGATTGATATTAGCCATTTGAGAGACACCCAATTGCGCACGTCTTGCCTCTAATTCTTGTGTTAGAACACCAGCAATTTCATCTGCTTGCATACCAAAGTTTCCAAATTGATACAGTGTATCTAAAAATCCTTGATTGAAAGACGTGAAAGCCTTTGCTCCAGAATTGGTATTTGTACCCAATGCTCTAACCGCCGGACCGGCTTTTCCAACTATTTGACTAAACTGATCTAGTGTAAGACCTGCTCTAGCAGCAGAGTCCATTATATCTGTTAGATTATCAGCAAAGTTCATACCAGTTCTAGCTTGCATTCTAAATGCTAATCCCATTTCTTCCATAAATCCGCTGGCTGCACCAATTGCAGTACCAAAACGTGCAGCAGGGCCACCAACAACATCAAAAAGTTTTCTACTCATGTCTGCCATACTGGTTTTTCCTCCCATGGCAGAATTAGCAAAACCTTTCATTGATCCCAATAAATCCCGTTCGCTTTTTCTTCTTTCTCTTGATTCTGTTTCTTGCTGTCTCTGTGCTTGTGTTTGTTGCTTGACTTGCTGTGCCAATTGCTGATTGGTGTTCTTTTGTGATGCTTCCAACCCAGCCATCTTTGCCAAGGCAGCATTCATTTGCTGACTGGTCTGTAATATAGCTTGTTGTGTTGATTCCATAGCAAAGTCAGGTATTTCAATTGGTATTGCCTGACCGCCTACCGGAATTGTGATTACTGCCATTAACTGCTCACTTAACTCTGATAAATACTTTTATATACAGTTATTTATAGGCGAAAATACATGTCTGACAATCCCCTTCAGAATTTTTATAGAAACAAAGAAATCTACGTAAGATTGCCAACACAAGGCAAGTGGTATGCTAATCCTCCCAAACTCACAGCAGACGGAGAGATTGGTGTATATCCTATGACTGTGAAAGACGAAATACTGCTCAACATTCCAGACAGTTTGTACAACAGTGAAAGTTTATTTGAATTGTTCAAAAGTATCTGTCCTGATATACCAGACCCTTATGAGATTTGCATGCCCGATGTTGATGTTATTTTGCTAGCCAGCAGAGCTGCCACATATCTAAACAAAATGAGAGTGGGCAGTACTTGTACACACTGCGAAACTTTTCAAGAGTATGAAATTGATCTAGCACAGGTTTTAAGTAGAATTTCCTATGACAACAGTTCTATAGAAGTTGAAATAGGAGAACATCTTACAGTAGGTATCAAACCCAACACACTCAAAACAGTTAGTGCTAGTAATATACAAGTGAGCAACACTGCAAAGTTGTTGGCAAATATGAAAGCTACAGATGTTTTTCCTGAAGAACTCAGAGAGGAACATCTAAAAAGTATACAGGTCACAGCGGCGGCTAGTATAGCAGTGCTAGCAGATGCAGTTGAATATGTGGAAATCAAAGGCGAACAACGAGTTACAGATTATCAACACATAGTTGAGTGGATCAGCAACAGTGACAAAAGAACTGTAGAGCTATTGCAAAAGCAACTTGAAAGAGCCAACGCAAACGGATTACAAAACAGTTTTTCTTTTAAATGTGAGGAAGAAGAATGCGGTAAAGACTTTAAAGGTCGTGTAGAATTTAACCCTGCTTTTTTTTTCAGCAACAATTGGCCCGAACTAAAGATGTCAACGAAGTCCAGCACATCGTAGACACACTAGCAAAAAACCGCAAACAATTTAGACAAGTTATCAATCAAATTGCTCTTTACTCGCAAGGAAGTTATACCGTACAAGATATGTACAACATGACAATGCCAATGATTGAAGAAATCAGAGATGAAATAATGGACAAAAGTCGATTAGAAAAAGAAAGATTAGAACAAGCAAGAGGTACTAATCGTAAAACATTTTAACTCGAAGAGCTAAAGCTCATCGTCAAACTCATTTCATTTCGTTTGATATTTCTTTCTTTGATATTATTTTTAATGATAACGTTATTACCCTGTTTTCAGTCGCACTTAGCCTGTGTACGGCCAAGTGCAAAAAAAAGCTAAGGTCATTACCCCGCTCCCAAGCGCACCGTTATTAGCGAAACCATATAGGCAGAGGCGGTTGTGCTCGACCCCTTTACTCGCCGCTTTCAACGCAGGCTACTAAATCGCAAATAACGGCAACTGATCTAGTAATACCCGTGGGTTGTAATAGCTCAACAGAGCCCACTCTTTTGGTTCATATGCCTCAGCAAGATCCGTCGGTACGAAAGGTCGCACAGACTCAATGCTTTAAATTGAGAGGCTATGTTATGACTGGTGTCTAGTTAATGATTCTCTGAGTGCCTTAGATCCGCCTACACGGACATTTATGATGCCATTGTAATATTCATCTGTTTCAAGCACTTTACGATCGAACTGCTCACGAGCTTCTAAGTAGCTCATTTCACCTCTGCCTGTGCAGAAGTAAAGTATTTCTCTTGTAAAGTTATCAGGGCCTAGTTCTTGTACATCTGCGTTCAACGTGTCACTGCTTCCCCAATAGGTTCTCCAGTCACTTTCTTTTGTTGATCGTCTTTTGTTTTTTCTGCCTTTAAGAGGTTTTTTAGTTACTTTAAATTGAGCCAGTTTTTTGCCAATGTACTTTTTTCCGTTCGTTAGATTGGTAATGAGATATACGAATCCAACATATTCCTCAGGTATTTGTTCAACGATTTTGCCTTGATAAGTCCATTGCATGTTAGTATATAGCAATTACTATATATGCCGGCAAAGCGAAAAGTCAACCTAAAAATACCTTTTTTTCAAGATTTCCCAAGTTTGTTTGTAACCGTTGTCAATCTGGTGATAATGTGTGCTGGCTTGTGCCGCACTGTGATCATTACCGCCTGGAAAACAGTTGTCTCCAAAGAAAATAGTTCTCGAATCTTTGTAGTCATTGAGCACTTGTCCTTTGTCGCATCCTACAGGAAAAATATCAATACTGGTTTCTCCTGCTACTTGTGCAACTACATCGTCAAAACATTCATTGAATGCTAGTGCTACTTGTTCTCTGCTTTTGTGATGTTGCTCCCATTCACTGTATCTAGCACGTTGATCCCAATCAGCATTTCTACCAACAATGCTAAAGTTTGCAGTGCCTGTTCTTTGTTCAATGTGATTGCCAGTTTTCTCAGAATAATCAAATCTATCTAACTGTTCTTCTAAGAACTTGTGTTGCTGTTCAGTGAGTTTCCATGTGTTTTTATGAACTTCTTTTGCACCAATAAACACATGGTTGCCGCTACAATGATATACCTTGTGGAATGTATTTGTGAGCTCTAAACCAATCTGTTCCACAGTCTTTGGTCTGTCACTGCCAGTGACAATTGCACAATGATGTCGCTCCATAAACCTAAACATAAACTCTTTGAAGTCTGGGTCGATGGGCTTGCGAGCATCAGTTAGTGTGCCGTCTACATCAAAAAGGAATTTCGTCATCAAAGTCATTTTTTAATTCTTCCGGAAACCATTTGTACAACACATCTAGTGGCATGCTGTATTTTAAATCTCTGATCTTTTTAGTTTCATATCTAGTGTTGTCTATACCAGTTATAGTTGTTGAATTCATTGTAAGGCTGTTAACATCAACTGTTTCTGTTGTATAATCGCCTATGTTGATTGTGTAAGTTGGCTCAAATGGTGCTTCAGTTTGCATCCATGTTTCAAAGTCATCATCGCCTTTGTCAGACTTGTTATTAAAACTGTGTATGTTGATGTCTGTTATATTAAATTCTTCAGGATCCATTGTTAAACACCTTGTAAAATATATCAATAGGCAGTATCTTCTTTGTTAACAGTTGTTGCGGATGAAAAACAACTCCATCGTCGTGGTATTTTTCGCCACACCAATCACATGCATCTTTTTTTAAAAAACTCATGTGATCTTGTTTTTTAAAACAGTAGTGTGTCCACCAGTCGTTTTTATTTTGCATCTACAAACTCCGTGTCTGTGCTGAACGTAGTAAAGCCACCTTCTTTGATAACTTGTAGTATTGTGTTTACACGACCTACCAATTCATCTCTGTGTGAGATTAAGAAAATGTTTTTGTTGCGTTCACGTTCGATCTTTTTGAGAACACCCAATGCCGCATCAACACCGTTTGTGTCCATGCCACTGTCAATCAACTCGTCAATAGCAAGGAAGTTAATAGGTGTGTTCATGCTTTCAAACACATCTCTAAATGCCCAGCTAAGACCAAGTATCAATCTATTGCGTTCGCCTCTGCTCAAGTTGTCAAAGTCTAGCTCTCTGCCTAGCTCTGTAATCTCTACTGTTAAGTCTGGCTGGAATGCAACTTCATGCGGCAAGCCTAGCTTGGTCAAGTAATAAGCAAGTCTACTGTTCAAGTACTGTAAGTTTTGTTCAATAATACGTTTTCTAATAAAACTGTCTTTGTTTGTGAGCAGTTTGTATAGGAAGTCTTGATGGTCTTTCATTACGTTAAGACTGTTCATTTCTTCCCAAGTAATTTCTTGCAATCCTGTTTCTTTGAGTGTTTCAACTTGCTCTTGATACGTGTCTGTTTCATTTGCTATACGTTCTGCTTCTGCTTGCAAATTGTTGAGTGTGTTTTGATGTTCTAGTGCTTCTTGAAGTGTGTTATAGTGTGTAACAGGAATCTGTCCAAGTTCTCCTAGTTCATCTAGCACTTGTTGCCATTCTGCATGTTGTTTGTCGTTTTCCAGTGTTTGACTGCGAGCTTCTCCTAACTGATCTTCTTTGTTAGCGAGAATCTTTTCTTGTTTGTCATCATGTATCTCTTGTCCACATGCATGACACTTGTGTTCCTTGAGCAGTTCAATTTCTTGTTCAAGTTTGTCAACTAATCGATCTTGTTTAGCATTGTCTTGTGCTATATTGCTGATCCATTTTTCAGCTTGATCTCTTAGGCTTTTCTTCTCTAGGTAATCACTCAACTGTGCATGATTGTTGAGTTCACTTTGAATATCTATTTTTTCAAGTGTGTTGATCTGGTCTTGGATACTTTGGACATCAGCCGTTTTTTTGTCTCGCCAAATTTTTTGTCTGCGTTCCAAATCACTAATACTTTTCTCAATCCTGGAATTTGCTTCTTCAATTGCGTTAATTCGATACTCTTCCTGTTTGATTGCATCTCTTGTTAACCTTTGTTGTTCTTTGAGAACCTCTGCTTTTTCACTGAGCATTGTAATACCCAGTAGTTGTTCAATAATAGCACGTTGATCATTTGCCCTCATACTGAGGAAAGGTTCTGTGTATGTGTTGAGTGCAACAATGTGTTTGAACATGTCATGACTCATGCCAAATAGTTTTTCAATTTGTGCTTGAGTTTGACGATTCTCACCTTGTGCTTCGTCTTCATCAACGTTTTGTTCGTTGACAAAGTATTTAAGCACATTTGGCTTTCTTCCTCGTTCAATGCGGTATTTGACGCCATCTACGTCAAAATCCAGCGTAACCAGCATCTGTTTGCTGTTGGTTTTGTTAACTAGATTGTCTTTGCGAATGTTTGTGAGAGCATTGCCGTATATTGCATAGCTCAGTGCATTGATAATTGTAGTCTTGCCTGTGCCATTTCTACTGCCATCTCCGCCAAGGTCTAGGTTGTTGCCTAAAACCAATGTTAAACCATTGTCGGTGAAACGCACTGATTGCGTTACATTACCAACACTCATAAAGTTTTTAACGGTAATATTGTTAAGTGTAATCATAGGGAATTATAAATGTCTACTAGGATCTTCTTGTCTATCATATCGCTGTCTA